CGCTAGGCTTACAGTTCTATTTTAAGAAAAAAGATAGTGATGCGTTTCAAAAGGCGCTAGAGGGTGGCTTATCGCCGGAAATGGCTTTGAAAGCTAAGGATTCGAGCCTATGAGTCGCTTAAAAAAAATGGTGTGTTCGGTCGGGGCAATCATTGCGATTGTGACCGGTGGCGCCGTGGTTTCAACGGACGGCTACCCGCCGCCCGTTGGTGCGGTGGTTATCGATGGTGAGCATATTGGAGATTTAAAGATCTCCAAACGCGCGCTTGAGGTAATTGGCAACGCGGAGGGATGCCGGCGCAATCCTTACCAATGCCCCGCGGGATTGCTAACCGATGGCATAGGCAACACGCACGGCGTGACCGGTCAGGTTAAAACGGACAATCAAATTGCGGCCGATTGGGTGCGTAATATCCTCGCCGCTCAAGCGTGTTTAGCCAAGGAAACCGCCCTCAATTCACTCAGGCAAGGCGAAATTGATTCGTTGGTGTCTTTCATCTTTAACACCGGTTGCACCACGTACCGGCGCAATAAGGACGGCTCAAGCACTCGCATTGCAAAGTATGTGCGCGCCGGTGATATGACCGCCGCGTGTAATGAGTTTCAGTTTTGGGTGTACGCCGCCGGAAAACGTCTTGCGGGATTAGTGACGCGCCGTCACCTCGAATTTGAAATGTGTATAGGGAAAGTTTGATGTTTCAGAAATACAAAGCGCTGCCCTTGATTGGCGCAATCGCCGGCTTGGCTTATTTAAGTTATGACTACGGCCACACGTCCGCGGTGGAGCAGTACCAAGCGGAAAAAATCGAGCTTCAAGCGGCAAAAGATAAGCTCTTGGATAAACTCGCCGACAAAAACGACGAGGCGTATTTATTGGCGTTCCGTCTCGCGACCCAAAGCGAGAGGGTACGAACGGAAGTCAAAGAAATAGAGAAAGAGGTCATTAAATATGTACAAGAAAACCCTGATAATCAGTGTGTTGTTAATGATGGTGAATGGCTGCGCATCCGAGCCGCCGCCTTGCGAGCGTATAATCGAGCGGTCAGTGTTCACGAACCCACCGCCGCACTTGATGACGCCCCCGACTGAGTTAGAGCAACAAGCCGCTTATCAATCCGATGCGGAATTGTTCGCCGAAGATGCGCGGAACCTGAAAGCGGCCACCAATGACGTGTTGCGTTTTGGTGAGTTGCAAGACTGGATTCGAAAGCAAATCCGGTTGTCGGTCGGTGGTGAGAATACGACCAAAGTCACGCAATAACCCCACCAATAAGAAAGGGCGCACATTGGCGCCCTTTGATTCCTTTCCTTATCCCCTTTCTTAATTTTCCGTCAATACGATTCCGTTTTCTGTCTCGATTGCACCGGTGATAACTTGGCCGGTTTCCGTCCGAACGAGTCCGAATTGCTCCGCCTCTTGAATCGCCTGTCTGAGAGTTTCTAGCGCTTGTTTCATTTCTTGAGTCATACATTCCCCTTTTTTATTGAAAACCAACAAAGTTTTGTTGCTCTTACCATCGATTGAAAAGCCTTTTTAGCTCTCTAAGAGCTGAATTTAGCTCGTTAATTTCATTTTCTCGTTTAAACATTAAGTCGGTGCTTTTCTCACTAAAAGCATCATCAATACGCTTGTGTTTCTTGTTGAGCTCGTTAAGGTACTTTTCTACCTCCTTTTTAGTGGCACCAGTGGAAATCGACAGATCAACTTCTGTTCGGCCTATCTCCATCATAAGTTCCATTCTCGCCGTCCAATCACACGATAATGTTTCTAGCTCTTTTTGTTCATCTAGCTTTTTTCTACGGGTGGCTATGCCTTTTTCAATGGCTGATATCGCCGCGGAATATGGGTTAAATGCTTGAGGCATATTTTTTTACTCCTCTCTAAATCATGTCAATTTTGGATTGGTGGCCATCATAGATAAATGCGTCTATGTCTGTTCGAGCATGGCGGATAAAATGGCGAGTTGTTCGCCGGCTTCCATGGCTTGAAAATTTTTCGCCCATCGTTCCGCCTTTCTTCCTATTCTTTGCCGGTCGGTGAAGTTTTTCCCCGCGTACGTTGTCCAGTAGGCACTATCCGCCGCGTAATTCATCCAAAGCCTTTCCGTTCGTACTCCGCCGCGCGTCATAACGTTAAACGTGTACGTTCGCCACCCTTTCAAAATCTGGTCATAAAGCTTAGAGGGATAGCCCGAAATCATGATTTTTACACCGGATTCTGACAGCGTGTTAAACCGGTCAAGTAGTGCGATATGGTCGTCGATATCGAACTCTTTTCGATAGCGCTTCGATGAGGTGCGCGTTTCCGGCAAATAAGGCGGATCAGCATAAATTAAAGTGTGCTCGCTATCGGTAAACTCGAACTCGTCGAGAAAGCGAAAAAAGCATTGGTTAAACACCTCAATAGAATGAGCCGGCTTGAAATCGCTCAACGTGATTTCGTCGAGCTCTACCCCGATAGAGTGTTGCGCCGGAGGTTTTTTATTAAACACGACGCCCGTTCCCAAAAATGCCTCAATGTAAATTCGATGATTGGGCATATTGGCAATGATGGCCTGATAGGCGCCGCTTGCCCCTTTTGAACCTAAATAGCTCATAAAATCCAACCCGCTGCAGCATAGTTAAAAGTGTCTATACTCGAGCGATAGTTTAACGGCGGAAACCGTCTCGCTATCACCACCCTTTGCGATATTTCACGCCGTCAATCATTAGCAATAATTGCTTGTGTTTCTCTGAGTTGTTAAACCAGTTATTGAGCGATTTTAATTTCACGCCTGAAATGTCGGAAAACTCGTTTCTGGTCATGCCTATCTTTGCTTTTAGCAAGCTAGATAACGACTCGTACTTATCTATATCCATAATTACCTTTTAGAAAAATTCGGGCGCGTAGCCACTTTCGATAGGGTGATAAAGCACGCCTTTTTGTTCGGCAAGCGTGATTTTTATGTATGTCTCGCCGCAGTGTGGGCAGTGGGCGACCGTGTCCCAATCTTCGGGCGTTGGATTGCTGCGAGTTTGTAGGGTTTCACCGCAACAATTGGCCGTGTAATCGGTCATAGGAACGCCGGCTTTAACAAGGGCGCTAATGTGCGTTTGATAGTTTTGTGTAATTTCTTGATTCATTGTGTTGTGCTCCGGTGCGAGTGGGGGCGGCTATGCCCCCAATGCCACAAGTCATTAATCGATAGATAGCTTGGTGAAAAATGGCGGTAAGCCGGCGATTGTCCCGCACCGGTTGATGAGTTGGCGAACAAGTGTCACCGCGTTTTTATGGGTAAAGCCAAGTTTCAATAGTTGTGATTGAATCGGCGCAAAGCGAATGTTTAGCTCGTTGGCTGACTGAATATCACCAAGGTTTTTGAAAATGTCCATTGCGTCATCTTCCAAGCGTTTCACTAAGAACTCCGCCCCTTCGAGCATTTCCTCTTGAGTTGGTTGTGGGGCGTTTTCCGCTTCAAATTTGGTTAGTGCCGCGTCGATAACATCAAGGTTTGCACTTTGAACCCCAAGAAATCGGCGAGTGATAGGGTTGAAAATCGTGATTTCGTCGTTTGCTTTCATTTCCAAACCTAGCGCCTTGGCTTTGGCTTCGATGCGCTCGTATTGCTCCGCGCTGTCAAGACGAACAACAAATGAATCCATAAAGTAGTATTTGCCACGCACATAAAAAGCGATGGCTTGGCCGTCAGTGTTGTAAATCGCCTCAAGGTTAACGCCGTCGTGATATTCCGCTTTGATGAAATCTAAAACATCTTGTGCGGTGGCGGCTTCTTTGTGCGAGTCGAAAGAATCGTCTTGCTGTGAGGTTTGCACGGTGCGAGTGATGCGCGTTGCATTCGCTAAGAACGTAGCAATCATTTTTGGGGTATACGGATTAAAGTGAGTATTGATTAAACTTTATACTAATCAATACTCTACATCTCTTATTTCTTCTTGTGTGTATTTGGATGATTTATGTGCTGTTCAAATAGAGTCCTAACCATGTCATGTCTGAACCCGTGAAAGGACATTTCAGGCTCATCAATCAAGATCATTTCGTTAGGCTCTGGACGAGGCTGGTTAAGTGAATCAATGGTGGTTTCCAGCCCGCCTTTTGTGTAAAGCAATTTAGCCCGAAGCACTTCAAAGCTGTATCCCCTACCGTTTCTGAAAGTGCCTTTTATGGAATTGTTCAGACTCTCAGTTACAGCGTTAGTGTATGGATAATCCCACCAATTGAAGATTTCCTCATGCCAGTTATCTATCGCACGAATAGCATCACTAAAGTATTTACGGACTGTTGGAGTTGCTACACTTTTCCAGTTCTCCCAGTAGTCCTCTGCTTCCTTTCTGGTAGGCATATCCCACATACCCAAGAAGCCTTCTTTAGCGTTGTAGACTTCCATTAACTGGGGATATTCATTAGTCCAGAATTCAAAAGAAGCCAACTCATTTAATCCCTTGATATTGTCTCTGCGTTTGAGAAGAATTTTACGGTCATTCTTGAGCTTCTTACGCTCTTTTACTGTCAACTCCGCACGAACAGCTTTGCGGGCTTTCTCCATAGCCTCACCTGCCATTTTCGCAACATGAAATCGGTCTACTACAACTACTGTATTAGGTATGAGCTGCTTAACTGCACGGTGGTATGGTCGCCACATATCAATACAAACGATCTCTATGTTCTTCCATCCACGAAGACGCATGATCGCCTTTTGAGTGGCGTCTTGAGATCTATCTTTACGCATATCGAGAAGAGTTCTCTTCTCGATATCAGTCATTACAAGGTGCATTTTCTGGCTAAAGTGCGTCTCATCGATACCAAGAACTCGTGGTGCTTGCCAGTCATGTTTGTTTTCGATAGCAGTGACGTAGTTAGCGAACACATTTCTAATCGTCTTCTCATCAACACCAAGCTCACTGGCTACGCTCAAAAACGGAACCTTAGCAGCACGCTTAACTATGTAGTCAACAGTGCGCTTTGGCATCCTGAAGTCTTCGTGAAGCCACTCCAAAGGTTCGAAATACGTCTTACCACAGGGCTTACACTTCAGGCGTTTTCTGGTGAAGCTGATACGGACGGTCTTAGCGTGCATCTGAGTATCAACATAACGTTGAACTCTCTTACCGATAACAACTGAGTCGGCTGAACGGCATTCAGGGCAATCACGAACAATAACTACCGACTCAGCGTGGATAACATAGCTATCCTCGTGCTCCTCCAGTTGGAGCACGGATACATTTCGTAAATTAAGCAAAATCAAGCACTCACGCCATACAATCTAGGCAGACACCTTTATCGTGTTTTGCAAACATGTCAAGCTGACAAATTGGAATATCGGCTCTCAGTGCTTTAACCGTTTCTTTTGCGTCATACCAGAACTTAGATGGTGTTACATGCTCAGTAGGTTCGATACCTGCTTTCTTCATGTCTTCGAACAATGACTCTTTATCTTCCAAGTAGACAGGGCCAAACTCATCCTTGTGGATTGCGTAACCTATTTCATCCTCGGCAACTTTAGCATCCTCCCAAATATCAGGGCGCTCACAATAGACTATGTACCAATGTTGCCAGCCAGCTTTTAAGCAACCAATGCAATTCGCATGCTTGAATCGGTTGTAAGTCATCGGTGGGGCTATGCCTATCTCGTTTGTAACGGCGATAGTCTTTTCCTAGCTTATCATTGGAAATTCAGTTTTATAGCCGTCAAGTCCCATGATCTGTGCACGACGTTGTGCTCGCTCACGTTCTCTGGTAGAGGCATCAAATCCGTAGATATATGTGTTCTGCTTGTCTGGGTCATTTGTCGTCAGCCAGCGCTTGAACGGTGCTGTTTTTAATCTATTGGTACAAAGTATTTGACCATTACCAACTTTCCACGCCCCAGCATCAACACAAACATCTATTGGCGTGGCGGTATCCCACTGTTCGTGATTTGCATAAGTAATAGGCAGACCTAGATAGTCAGCGACTTCTTGTTTAAATCGCTTAATGTCAGCATCTTCCACTTTCGGAGTGATGTCATGATTTAAGAGAATCACGTTTTCCTTGCCGTGTAATCTTACGGCTTCAATTGCACATAAGGCTGAGCTATGCCCACCTGAATAACACACTACGTACATAAACACCTCATACTCACTATAATCCGAATTTAACACTTGTGATTATACAAGTAGGTCATTTATTCGTACACACTTAAATCCGAATACCCCATTTTTGTGGCGTTTTTACGGATTGGTTTTCTAAGTGTGTTCATTGCGTATTCTCCGGTGGTGGTAGGCTTGATTGCCTCGGATTTTACGGCGGTCATCGCCTTGGTTGGCTTTAACTATATGGGTAATAGTTGCCTAAGTAAAATGCAAAATGAGAAATAATTACTCACATGTGATTCATTTATCATTTTTCCCTTTTTGGAAAAAAATTATTTGACTCGGCTTTGATGTGTTCCCATAATGGGAAAAAAGAGGGAGAGATATGCGAGTTTTATCAAAAGCCACGTTGCGCGAGTTTTGGGAACAATCGAAATATGCGGATAGCGAAATGTCGCTTAGAGCATGGTATGACGAAGCCAAGATCGCGGACTGGCAGACGCCGCAGGACATTAAAAACCTGTATCGAAATGCGTCTTTCGTTGGTAACAATCGCGTTGTGTTTAATATCCATGGCAACAAGTACCGCCTGATTGCAGCGCTTAACTATAAATATTCAATGGTGTATGTGAGATTTGTCGGCACTCATGCAGAGTATGACAAAGTGGATGCGGCAACCGTTTAAATAGAGGTCAATATGAACATTAAACCAATCAAAACTGACAAAGATTATCGCGCCGCGTTGGCGCGTATTGGTGAGATTTTCGAGGCGGAACCCGACACGCCAGAGGGTGATGAGTTGGACGTTTTAGCGACGTTGGTCGAGGCGTACGAGGAGGTAAATTATCCCATTGCGCCCCCTCATCCTGTTGAAGCGATTAAGTTTCGCATGGAGCAACAAGGATTGGAGCGAAAGGATATGATCAAATATTTGGGCTCTAGTAGCCGCGTTTCGGAAGTCTTAAAGCTTAAGCGTGGGTTAACTATGGATATGGTGCGTAAGTTACACGCCGGCCTGAGAATTCCACTTGAAAGCCTTGTGTCAGAATATCAATTAATTAAGTAAGGGGAAACGCCCTTTCATCAACACATAACATCTAGTATCAACCGTATTTGATACGGTCACAACATATAGGAATTAATAACAATGGAACATTATCAACACCTTATTTTGAAAGGCTTAATCAATGGTGGCGGCAGCTCTAGTGAAACGTATGTTTACCAGTTATTAACTGGTAATGTTTCTGATCAAAGTGGCTCGGTTTCTCGCATGTGGGGATATTTAGATAACCCACTAAAAGAAATGTTAATAGAGATCTTTTCTGATGTTTGCTCGCTAGATTTGACCAATAAAACAGACCGTCAAATCGTACCTTTCTTGATTGATTACATGGCGGAAAAATCAGGTCGAAGTGAGTTCTTTAAAGTGAATGATCGCCGCGAAATTGAACGTATGAGTGATGACGAATACGAAAACGGAATCAATGAGCTAATTCGAGCGAAAAAAGTTCAGTTGTTAGATCGCGAGTAAGCGAGCAAAGCGCCATTTCTTAAACTACTAAAAAATGGAAAGACCAAGGCGGCAGCGTCCAAACTTCCCGCCTTGGGCTGACAGAACGAATGAGGTTCAAACTGTCAGCACATGTATTAAATCAAATAATGAATGAGGATAAAACAATGGCTAAACAATGGTGCTATAGCTTTGACAATGAAAACTATTCAAACGGTACTTTCAAAACTAAAAAGGCCGCACTAGAAGATGCTCAAAAAGAAGGTGTCGCTAGAAATCAAGAGGAAGAGAATAACAACATAAAGTTCATATACGTTTCGGAATGTGAGGTTCCGCAGAATGAGCAAATGTTTCCAGATGCAGAAGTCATCATTGAACACATGGCTTGTCAGGCTGAGGATATTGGTCGAGATTACGCCAATGGTTATCCTGATGTTACCCAAGAACAAGAAGATGACCTTAACCACCAATTGCATGAGCTTCTGAATAACTGGTGTAAAAAGTGTGATGTATCACCATCATTCTTCACAGTTCTAGAGTCAAGAAAATATGACTTAAATACTTTGAAGCTAGTTAAGTAGTATTACTCGATGCGCTCCGATTTGTAGCGCATCCGGTAAAGTTTCTTACTCAAGGGGAAAAGGTAATGGGTAACGCTATTTTACACGCAGTGCTCAACGGTGTTGAAAACACTACTGATTTAGGTGTTCCTCAACAGGAATTTGAAGCAATGAGTGCTATCGAACAGCAACAACTTATCGGCGAATACTTAGCTGATGTCGTTGAAATTTTCGTCAAAGAAGAACAACCAGAGTAAGCGGGGGAAAGTTAATGGAATATGATTATAAGAAAATGCTGATCATGCACCTAGCAGCCGTTCATCAATCTGATGGTCGTAATTTTATTGATGATACTCCGATGTTTGGAGCGACACCAAAAGAAGTTAAAGAGTTGGAAAAGTTAGCCGATGATGCTGAGCGAATGAGAAGAGGGTTGGCCGGTTTACCCTTCATTGGAAACGACAATTAAAGATAAACTTGATCTTTTGGCGGTTTCGATGCAAATCGACCGCCAAATCATACCGATATATTTTACGCTCAAACTTTCGCCTTTTTGAAACAAACTTACAACATCAAAAAGCGCACCTCGATCAGAACTAAACCGTCACTTTTGACGGTTTGACAATTTCAATCCGTCAGAACTGGCGAAACTTGGCCTAAAATCACCTATTTAACATATAGCGCATAATCCGCCCTGCGATTCCTCGCCTCTTTCTTTATTTCCTCATAATGCCGTGTTAGCGGTTTTTGCCCTCATGTTTTGAATCATCAATTTTGTTTTTGGGTTTTAATTTGTGTAAAGTGAATCAAATAGTATTCATTATTTGGTTTTTCGTTATGAGCATTCAAGATTTAATTCATATTCAAGAGACATCAAGCATTGAGAGCCCTTGCTTTGCCTATGGAATGGCAACCGGCGAGGGCTTCTTTTTTTACGATGACCGCACCAAAGAGCAAATTACCTTTGGAATTCAGATCGGCGACGGCTCGCGTTTTGGCTATCGCGTGGACGTGAGAAGTTTATTGATTGGTCAAAAAGAGATAAGCGAAATCCAACAAGCCACAACCAAGCTTTACGAGGACGAAAAAGGCACCTCGATCACTCAGAACGTCGAAGCGCTTCGATTGGCTAAAAGTAACGTGACGTCGTCACTTCTAGCGGCTCATGCATTAAATGGAAACCGCCCAATCGGTGAGATTGTTAAGCCGGCGTTGGGTTTGTCTATTCAATAAAATTTAAAAGGGGTGATTTGTGGGTTTTGTGGTTGTGGCGGGTAAATATGAAGACAACGAATTGAATTGTAAATATTCAAGTGAAGAGCATACAACGCTCGACGCGGCAATTGAGGATTACGACCGTGTGAGCTCTTATCCTTGGTCTTACATTGAGTACAAAGGCCGAATTCTAGAGTTGTGGGCTAAAGGTAACAGCCCGTTTAATTAATCGGAGATAGCGATGAAAGTTTTTTATACGTTGGGCGAATTGAAAAAGGCACTTGATGAGCTTGAAAACCAAGGTTTACCGGCTGATACGAAAATTTATTGTACCGGCGAAAATGGTTTGAAAGTGATGGTTGAAAACGACCGTTTACTTTTTGATGTAGAGGATTTTGAACCCTCACCAAGCGAAATGAACGTCATGTTTTATACGACCTCCGACGGCGACCCGTGGGGGTTGTTTGTTCATGGTCATGTCGATAAATCGGCGGCTCTTGAAGCTATTAATCGTGAGGCGGAAAAACAGGGCTTTGAGTCAATTTCTATTGATAGTGTTCAGCATACTTTTGGCGTGCGTGACTTTAATTCACCAAGCGACTTTAATTTTCATCTCGTAACGCAGTCGTCGGGCGCCGCCCTGCCTATTACGTATGTTGATGGTGATGAATTGGAATATAAAAAGTAACAGGTGTCCGCATGAGTAAATCAATTGCTTTCGGTGGGCGCTTTGGTGCGGCGAAAATTCAGTGTGTTGTGCGTAATGTGGGGTATTTGATGAAGAATGGCCGCTACAGTGGCGAGTCAATCCACGCCGGCACCACGGAGCAAATCGAAGATTATATGAGCCGGCTTTCTCCGGCTCTTTCGGCCAATGGTTTTAAAGTGGAGAGCTTGCAAAGTCGTGAGCTTTCCAAGGATGAAATTAAGGCGTATCGAGATTGCGGCACTGAACCAAGTCAGCAACATTTTGCCGTGAGTCTAGCAGTAACGAGGGCGCCGAATGAGTGATAAAACTGTCGCCGATCATGTTCATGTGACGAATGAGTATGATCACGAAAGGGCGTACGATTCAGGCAAACAAAATGCGTACAATCACGCCTCTTATAGCGCGTGGTTTGCTATCCGTTTGAGCGCTCGAATTTTGCAGCTGTTGGGCTTTATTTTGGGGCTCTTGGTGGCGGCGGGATTGATTAAACACTTTGGCCGCAATGATTGGCTAGACGGTGCGGTGTTTTTCTCCGTCGTCGGCTTGTTGTCGTGGTGGCGTGTATCTGTAAACTCCGCGGAGGTGATACAGGCCACGATTAATCATGATCAGCCTTTTAAAATGCTGCTAGATAGCCGGCTTCGATTTTACTCTCACGTTTGCCGTCTTGCGCTGCTTTTAATGGGTATCTGTTTAATAACTGATGTGTTTTAGGTCGGTTTCCGACGTTAAAGAGCCTTATTTTAAAGGGCTCTTTTTTTTGTTTTAATCAATGTAATTACCAAGTGGCCGGAGTGGGCTTGTGAGCAAAACAGTAGAGCAGCATATTAATAATGCGCGTCACGATATGGAAAAAGTCGTTTGCCCTGAGATAAAAAAGCGAGGCTTAAAAGAAGTGATTTCGCCGGTGTTTGACGATGAGAAAGAGGCGGTAATGGTGGCGCTAGTCTGCAAAAATTATATTGAGGCGCTAGGCTTTCAAACGAAACCGGCGCGCTATTCAAAAGCTAATGGTGGGGTTAAATTTGGCTTTGTGGCCTACAGCGAAAAGCACCTAAAAAGGGCGGCGACGATTAAGCACTGGCAGCGTAAATTGACGGTGTTCTTGCAGTGGTTTTGTGTTGGTTTGGTGGTGTGGTTTTTGTTTCGCTAATCTTTGTTTTTTTGAGCAAAAATAGACAAAAAAAAGCGCACTATTAAAAATGCGCTCTTTTATTTTTCTTTTATAACAATGACTTATCTCATGCTGTCATCGAGATAAACCAGGGGAAAAACCGGATAGTTTCTATCGCTTATATTGGGCGATTTCCCGTCCGTTTTTGTCACTAATGATAAGCTCTATTGGTCGGCCAAAATGCCGGTGAATAAGCTCGGCGAATTCATTAAATTGATACCTGTTAAGCTCACTCGCAAAGCGAAATCGTTTTGCTATTGGCGCAACTTTTTTGACACTTCTATCGCCTCTTGGGCGGTCATGGGCGCGTAATTAATGGTTTGCTTTTCCTCGCGGCTAAAGTGGAGCTCGTTGATATCAACTTTTTGCATGATCAAGGTGTAGGCTTTTAATAGCTCCTCGATGGCGTGTTCAAGGTTGCCATTTGCACCGGCAAGCGCCATTGATACGTTTTTTAATTTATCCAGTCGTGCGGTGGCTTGGTCAAGGCTCATTGCTTGCCCTCCTTGGGTGGGGTTGATTTGCGAAAAAGCGGCATTGTGTCGGCGCATTCTGCATTATAAAAGCGGACGGAATCCGCCGTTACTAATGTGAGACTCCGCGCTTGTGGGTGGGGTAACTTGGTTTCACTGATCGCGACGTCGTTTAGTTGTGCCGGCGGTGATGTGGGATAAAAGCCGTTCTTTGCCATTGTCTCAATGATGTGTTTGGAGGCTTGCATTAGGCGCCCCCCATTAAAGCAAATGCACTTGAAAAAGTGCGCGGTTTCTCTGTGTTTATCTCACCCTCTAGGCCGTTGAATCGGTATTGGTGGCTGTTGTTTTCGTGCTCTTTTCGCGAGAATGAATAGCCGTCTTTCTCTAAGAGTAAAATGATCTCATTGGCTCGTGTGCGCTTTATTTTGCAAGCTTTGGCGACGTCTTCGAGTGAGTAATAATTGTCTAAGTCTTTTTTGAAAAACTCTTTCACTAACTGGATTTTTGATTTGGTTTCTTTGACAGGGACTAAGTAAAAGTTAGCGCCAAGCTCTTTTTTTGTCTTTCGGATTAGATTGCCCACGGTGAGCTCGGAAGTATTAAACTTTTGGGCAATCTTCTTTTGGGTTTCTTCGGGGTGGTAACGCGCAAACTCAATGATAGCCTTGATGGTTTCGCGTGGTAAGGGTTTGTTTCTGGCCTGTTGATTGGACATGGTTTCCGCTCCGGTTGTGTGGTGTTGCTTATAGGCTACCAATACACCGGCAATAAAATCAAATTAATGAATATAATGTGATTCATATAGTGCGACTTTGGTCTTATTGTTGGCCTTGATGGCTTTTTGAGCGTTTGAATTGAGTTGTGTTATAGATTTTGTACATGAAAAGGCGCGTTAAAATACGCCGGTTTCTTGATTTAATCAAATTTAAATATCACATTTGATTCAAAGCTTGATCGTAATCATATTTGCTCTTTAGGGGATTTTGGCGGTTTTCGTCAGTAAATATTGCAAAAATGTACTGTTTATCTTGTGTTAGCTCCGCAAGATATTAAAATAGGTCTTGTGGTGTTACGCCTTTCTTGAATGGGGCGTTGGAGAGATTGAGTTTATTTGATTGGGCGAAATTTCGAAACACAAGGCGGTTTGCTGTGGTGGCATCCGCCGCCAACTCATTTAGAAAAGGCTCGCAACGCGCGAGCCTTTTTTTATGCCTGTTATTTGTAATTCCCCCCGCCGCCGGCCGATCCTTTTTTGCTTGATCCTTTTATTAGTTTTTTGTATTTTGATCCTATATCGACGGATTAACCACCCGTTTTGAATTCAAGACAATCAATCAAAATATGACAGAATCAAAAAAAACTCAGCCAGAGAAGATCTGGCGACCTAACGAATTGGCCGTGCTTGATTTCGAGAAAGACGCTCGAATCATCAAGAAAACGTTTAATATCGTTCTCCCTGATAACTTCACTAATTACCCGCTTGCTAAGCTTGTTCGTAAGTTGTGCGATCATGTTAATGATGGTCACGACCTGAACGGCATCAATCGCCGCACGGATCACCGTTGGAATGTTTATCGCCTGTTGGCCGCTGCGGCACTGAATTACAACTTTAAGCGTAATTTGGTGGTTGGGGCGTTTAAAATCGGCCAACGATGGTTAAAGGCGCCTTGCGATAATAATTACCTGTCTGACAAGGCCGGTATTGCCGAGCGAACAAGAGACAATTGTATTGCCACCTTGAAAGAGGCCGGTTATTGGTGGTCACAAGAGCGCCGAGAAGTGAGCATGGAAGAGGGGTGTTTTGTCTTTTCTGGTAAACACTCCCTGAAGCGTATAAGGCTTGATTCTATCGCTGAGCAACTTGGTGCTGAGTCGGAGCTTTTCCGCGCGCAAATGTGGGACATTGCCAAAGACAAGAAAGCCGATCATGTTAGTGAGGTTGAAAACAAGCGCTTGAAGCAAGCAGCGCAAGCCAAGAGAAAGCGTGAAGCTTTGTATAAGCAAAGAGAAGCGACTAGAGCGGCCAAGGCCGAGCAAAAACTAACCCCCGAGCAGCAAGCGCAATCGCAAGAGCAATTAGAGCGCGCGAATACGCTTCGGGTTAAAGGCTACAGCTGGTCGAAGGTTGAGCAAATCATCAAGCAAGAGTTTGGCTTTGTGCTTGCCTTAATTCGAACCGCTGACCTCTCCCCCTCCTAGATAATCCCTTTATTTTCCTCGTCTTGATTGGCGAGGTTTTCGCACGTCTGAACAAAAATAAACCAGTAAAAACAGAAACATAGCCTTGAATATGGTAAACTATGGCGTGAAATCGAACGTTTTTTGTTCGTTGTACGCTGTGCGGTTTGTTTGCGCCATGTCTCATTTGGCGCGTTGCTTTCCAATACAAAGCGAACCCTCCATTTTCCCCTTTTAACTAATAACCTTCGAAGAATGCCCGCCTCTCAAGCATTTTTAGCAAAGCGCACAAGCATTATTCGAACCGGTGATATTGCTATGTGGGGGCGAAGCCCCCAAACCCCCAAGTCTAGCAGTGTGGCGGGTGGCGAAATCCAAGCATTCGCATCGGCTAACCGCGCCGGCGGGGTTCGGTGCCATGGTTCAGCATTAGGGGGCGGCTTGGTGTTTCGCTTGCACTTCGTGCTTTGCTTATCCCTGCGGGGCTTTGTTTCTCATGCTCGGATAGTTTCGCGGGTGCGCTTCATGGGCGCAAAGTGAATTTGTGCGGTGTGGCCAACATAGACAGATGTATCTATACTCGAGCGCTATGCCTGTCTTTTGATTCAATAAAAAAACAAAAAAAACTTATTGCGGCCGGAGGCCAAGCCTTAAGCGACCCCGATGTTTGTTAGCGGCTGTGCGTAAAGCATGGGGCAACTTGCTTGTCCCTGCTTTTCCACAGTGAGCGCTTGCTGTTTAATGATTCACAAACGATTCAAAGTAGAGATATTCTTGAGATTTGATAACAACCTTAATTAGTTGGTGAACCTATGTCATATCTAAGAGTGAACATCTCGGAGGCGGTTTTGCAAAAGCATGTCGAGGACGAGCACATTACCGAACTGAAAGACCCGCGTTACCCGCTTCGCTTTCGCTATACACGTAACGGCGGTTCGTGGTTTTACGTTCGGGGTGGGAAGTGGAAGAAGATCGGCAACTGGCCGCTTGTTAAGTTCGCGACCGTGATTAAAAAACTGCCTTTGATAGAAATCAATCTTGCAAGCGGCATCGATGAGGAAACCGCACACTCTGATTTCATGGAAACGGTCGGCGATGTGTTGGATTGGCATTTAGTCCGCGTCATGGATTTAGGGACGTTGTCACCAAGGCGGATTGCGACGATAAAGACGGCGGTTAATACCTACCTCAAGCCGCGCATTGGTCAAGATTTCTTGTGTGATGTATCAAAACACTTTGTCGATGAAAAACTCATTCGTGGAATGCGTAAAGCCCGATACAGCGCCGCGACGATAAAGCTTGCTTTTGAGGTGTTCAAAAAGGCATTTTCTCGCGCGGCTGAAATGAAATTGATTGATAAAGACCCAACCGAAAGCATGAAGTTTTCAGATTTCATTGAAGAAGCCATTAAGCCGAAGCCGGCCAAGATTTCCCCGCGTGAGCTTGCGAGTGTGCTCGATACCATCATGCAAACTAAAAGTGACAACGGCCGAATGCTTGCCGCGTTTATGGCGCTGCATGGAACCCGTATCGGTGAAACGTTGCGTTTACGTTGGGACTGGATCGACTTTGAGGCGAAAACGATCTTAATACCGGCGGAAGTGACCAAGTCCACTAGGTCGCTATTGTTGCCGCTCCCAGAGCTTACAGCGCGACTTTTGCGTGAACATAGAGCCAAGCAAGCGAAAAGAGGCTATCGCGGCGTGTACGTGTTTGTAGGGCGTTTTAATAGGCCAATTGATGACAACAAAGCAAGTAAGCTAATTCGTCAGGTCAGCGGCCGAGCGTGGACGTCTCACGATTTGCGGAAAGCCTTTCGCGGCCTGTTGGGGGTGTTAGGGGTGGAATACCTCACGGCGGAAAGGTTAGTTAACCATTCGTTAACAACCCTCGAAAAAACCTACGACCAAGAGATAGACTTAATTCGAAAAGCAGACGCGACCAACAAGGCGCACAACTGGATTTTAGAGCGTGTTAGCCACTTTTAGGCAAGAGACAAGCTTGAGATCGTCCGGTGATCTTCTGATAGGACGGAACCCGACGCAATAAGGTGACGTGACACAAGTCGGGTATTTAAGATAGAAGACTATAATAAACTTGAAAAATGAATCGAAAGGTATTCAAATTGTCTCCGAGGTAAAAACGACGCAAAGCCCATAGTGCCGTGTGGCAAATTAAATCAACGTGTTGGTTTTGAAATAGTGCAAGCCTTGCGCCGTCTAGCCTCCCTCTCTGATAAGTGACTTTAAAATTGCCATTGCTACGACCAAAAGCCCCGTTGATACGGGGCTTTTTTATTGGTTTTTGCTTAAGGTACTTCTGGGGCTTTTGAAGCTTGTCGGTGGGGCAAAGCCTCCGAGTTTGGATACGAGCAAAATTTACTATGCGCGACACCATCGGATCGATTAACTGGCTGATCTTTCTAAAAACTGACCTTTGCGCCGTGTTCAATTTTTGTCGGGGATTTTGAACAGCCGCCATAATTCGCGCTATGTCATAAAAGGGCGGTTTCCGACCGCTTAAAAGTTGCATATCTGATTCATTTGTTATAGTTTTTGTGCAAAAGCCACCACAGCCGGAGATTTAACAAATGAGTGACAAAAATTATCTTGAGCTCAAAGAAGGGTTGCAGAAATCGACCTTTCAGGACATGAATACCAAGTCAATCGCGGACTTGCTCAACTATTCAGAGACGCAAATCAAGAAAGCCAATCGTGAAGCCAAAGCGGGAAATTGGGACATGCCTGGTCGGTTTGATAGGGCGGTGTTGTTTGCGTTAATGCTTGGTCGTCAAAATGGCTTTGAGTCGCTTCATGAGTTCATCCCCAAGTTTTCAAAGGGCAGTGCGAATATAAAGTACACGGCCGAAGAGCAAGCCGTCATTGATGCGCAAATGGACTTGGTCGAGGTCATCGATAGTGCCGAGGGTGGGGCGGAAAACGCCGACCAAAAAACACAAAGTAAGGCGAAAGAGGCCAAGCCAAAGAAAAAGAGAAAGGCGAAAACCGCCGACCAAAAACAAGAAAAGCCGCCTGAGATTGAAATTGATGGTTTATGTTATCCTGCGACAACGGAGCCCGAATTGTTGGAGAGTATCCGAACTCTTAAGCCTGAACGTGAGTTGCTAGAGTACGCCCTCGGTTTTAAAGACAGTTCGCCGCTTGCTATGACTCGATTATTGAAAACGGCTATTGACGAGGCGTCACAGTGAACCCTAAATACCTTGCTTTGATTGAAGCAACCCAAAAGCTAATTGATCACCCTCGGAGTGAAAAGGCGCGCGAGAATGCCCAACGGCTGATCAGTCAAAAGTTTTGCCCGTCGTGCGGCGAATACAAGGACAAAAAGCGCGAATTCACGCCCAACAAGCAAGCCTTTGACGGGTATTGCAACACCTGTAAGTCATGCCGTGCCGAACAAAGTCGCCAACCACGCGATTAGTTATACGGCTTTGATAGGGTAGAGAAATTAGACGGTGCGCTAGTTTCTCTATTTTTTTACTTGATGTATAATTATTTAAAAGTATAAATATATATTTATACAAACATACAAAATAACTTAAGGGTACAGCATGGCGATTTATGTAGTAGCAAACAATAAAGGCGGCTCCAAGAAAACGGCGACCGCTATCAACTTGATCCCGCACTTAGCTTTGGACTTTGTCGCGGATTTGGATAAGTACCACGCGCTTAAAAAAATCTTGGAGCATGGCGAGAACCCTATCGAGGTTCGTATTCCCAAGACGCGCCAAGAGATTTTAGATTGGGCGGATGAAGATAAGAATATTCTGATTGATTGCGGCGGCTTTGATTCGGATTTCACCCAAGCGGCGATCAGTCAGGCCGATGTGGTCATTACGCCATCAAACGACGACCCAACCGAACAGTTAGGATTAAGCGATTTTAATCAGACCATGGCGAACGTGTCGAAAATGGTCGGTGAGAAGCTTGTTGCGAAAGTGGTGATTTCTGGGGTGCATCATTCACGCAGTGATTTTTCGATGATGAAAGAGTTTATTGGTGGATTGTCCCATTTGGAGCTTTTGCCGGTTGTTATCCCTCATTCAAGCAAAATTCCCGCGGCTCAGTTTGAGGGCAAGCCGGTTATGTCGGGAACCATTGCCGCCAAGTTCCACCTTTTAGCAAAAAGTATAAAAGTAGATTAATATCTTTATATGTATATCTATAAATACAAAGATACAAAGATACAAAGATACAAAAGTATAAATATATAATTATATAGGTTTTATGATGGCAAAGAGACAAATAGTAGCAACCACCCAAGCGCCCCTTAAAGACGTAGAGCAAAAGCCGGAAAGCGGCGGGACGTTCAATCTTCCAGTGAACAAGATCCCGAATCATGTTGAAACGGATTTTCTGAAGCTCAAGCAAGCGGCGAAAGCGCAAGGCATCACCAAACTTAAGAATGGGGAACGGTTTTCATTAAGCGGTTACATGAAACAGTGTACTATTGAGCAGTTAGCTAACGACTTGAAAGCACTAGAAAATGGCGAAAGTCCACAGTAATACACCGTGAAATTGATCACAGTTGAAAGTTTTTATAATAAGCGCGTTGTTTATAAGCGTGAGTAATTACTCCAAATAAGCCTATGAAAAGCAAACAGATGATTTTTTGTACATAGGCCGGAACCCTTGAAAACTATGGGTTTCAATGCCTTTTGTTTCATATTTACAGCGTATATGTGAATTTACTAAAGTACGAGCCAAACTATAAAGCCCCGCAAAAGTGGGGCTATTAAATGAATACGTCAATTGGCTCTTTAACATTTCTTGAAATCTTCGATAGTGGCCGCAAGGCTAGGGCGCATAACGGTTTGCGGTGGGCGTCCCTGCTTAGCGGTGAAATCCTTATTACATTGACCATGTCGCGCCGACCACTCGGCCAACAATGCGCGGCTCGTCGATAATGTCGAATTGTTCGTTGTCGGGAATGGCTAAGCCCGTCACGTAACGACGAAAATAATATTGGTTTTTCTTCATAACGATCACCAAATCGCCATCACTGGCGACGGTGGCCGGCTCTACGATTAAATGACTGCCGATAGGAAAACACGCCATATCGCTATTCATGGCGGTGTCTTTGACCTCTAACGCGTAAGCGTGTTCTTTCGCGCCCTTGGTGTAACTAATGAACTTGGTCGGTTTGCGTCGCTTGTAGCGTAGATCGCTAAATTCATAGACGGGTAGGTAAGTATTGGGTTTGTCTTTGGGTGCGCAGTATGCCGCGTAAAACTCGCCAATGGTCACGCCCATTTTATTTAGGCACTTGAACATTTTGTACGCGCTGATTTCCGTCGTGCCGTTTTCAAAACGGTTTAAGGTTGGACGGGAAACAATGCCCTCAAAATCTGACTGATTAAATCCGTGTAATTTGCGCATCTTGGCGAACGGTGCGCCTAAATTCTTAATCATATTTGCCTCATCTCAGAAAGGTTTTTCAATTTTTCTTTTAATATGATTCATTATCGACTATTTCGAGGTGTTTTTTACATGTCACGAATGAGACGGGTGTTAAATGTGACATAAACGATTCATTTAAAATAAATTACTAGAATATGTATCGTATAAGATGCAAATAACCCTTAATATAACAATCAATATTCAGTTGGACGTAATAGGCTTAAACTATGAGAGAAGACGAAATTATCATTCGTGTGACGCGTGATTTCCTTGAGAATAGCCGCTATTCACAAGCGGATTTTGCCGTTGATATGCTCGCCAAAGAGCTAGAGCTTGTCGAGCCCAAAGAGAGCGCCGAGAGCTACACCAAGTATAAAGGCCGCGTAAAGAAAAACGTCAGTCGCATTATGACCGGCTCGCAGCCTTTCCCCGCCAAATGGATCGATTCATGGGTTGCGGCACTGCCGGAGCAGTACGCCAAACAATGCCGTGAACTGATCGCCTCAAAAAATGGTTACATGGATTCGATGCCAGATTTAGCCGGCGCGGATAGCACCAAGGCGGAAACCGCCCTGATGATGAACTTGTTTGCGGATGTGGTCGCGACGAACTCCGCGGCGCACGATGGCGTTTACGATGAAAACGACGACGTGGCCGAGGCGAACGAGAATATCGACGCCAAAATGCGCTTGGTGATGGAGCTCATTAAGGACGTGCGCCGCATTCATGCCGGCACCGGTGCGACGGGTAAGATCTTTGATGTTAGCGGCCTGATCAAGCTGTAAGGGGGCGCGATGGATATCGAAGAGATAAGGGAAAGCATGCGCGCGCGCTTACTCGCCGCGTTTGCGGACTATCACCGGCAAACGAACGGCGCTTATTCGGCGGTCGGGGTGGTCAACACTAACGGATACAAAGCCGTTGCGGCGGCCATGAAAGGCAAGGAAACCCGAGCAAAAGGAAGCTCAAAAATCCTTTGCTCGGATGATGTTTTTGAACACAATCGCCTATTACGTCGTGTAAATGATTTGCCGATATTGTTGAAGTTTTGGGTATTGTATCGTTACACGGAGCAGTTCAGCCCCCGAATCAAGGCCGAATTGATCGAGATTGGCCTCGGCGAGTGCGGTTTGCTTTCCGGTCAAATGCGGGTGGTGACTAAGTTGGAGAAAATCGGCGACCGGTTGATCATGAACCGCCGAGAGTTTGCCAGTTTGTCGGCGTCCGACTTGGCAAAAGTTGCCGGTGTTCACCCTTCCGTCTATGCGAGAACGTACCAAGAAAAGGCCGACATGTTCACCGAGTATTTTGACGAGCTTGATAATCAGGCGCTTGATATTTTATTGACCCCTGAAACCCTTATGGCATAACTAATGCTGATGAATGAATCAAAAAGGATTCATATTAAGTCTTTACAAAATGCAAAGCATAGTGATAGTTTTTCCTACCGTGGGACAAGCACCGCATACAAAGCCACCTCTTGAGGTGGTTTTTTTATGCCTGTTTGCTGCTCAGCTCAGAAAGACCATTTTGCCCTCTCCCCCCTTGGTTGAGGGCTTTTTTATTTTGGAAATCGACGCGCACGACACCGGATTAACGCTTTGCGATCTCGCCGCGTTTACCGCCTTTGATAACGATCAACTTGCGTCGGTTTCCGACCCCTTAAGCGTTGCCGGTTCGAGGTTATTGGCAAGCGCCGCCCGAAGAGAAAGAGAACCCAACACCGGCAACGTTTAACTTTAGGAGGTGAAACAATGCCCTCCAAAAAAGAACAGATTTCGATCCCCGTGAATCAAAAGTATGTCGCCGATTATCTCGGCGTGGCGCGCGGTACGGTGGCGAAAGCCATTAAACAGCACAAAATCGAGCCTATCGGCCGAGAGCGGGGCGCGGACACTTACGAGTTAAAAGAATTGCTCCGAGTGTTGCAAAAGCCGGCAAAGACCGTTCGCGCCGGTCGTGAAACGTTCAACTCTAACGAAATCAAAGTGATTGATAGCATTTACGCGCGATTCGAGACGATGAAAGAATATCTCGCCTATCAACAATCACTGGTCAGCGAGCAAAACCGCAAGAAAGCGGCCGGCTTGCTGATGGAATCTGAGTCGGTGGTCGCCACAATTGGCGCGACCATTTCGCGAGTGCTGCAATTCTCGCAAAAGATGCCCAACGTGGCGCAAGAAATTTGTCCCGATTTTACCAACCAACAAGCAACCAAGTTCGACGAACGAATAGAAACCGAAATGCGAACATTGTTGCTCGATGCGCAAGGAATGATTGACGATGCTAACGAGCGATTACGTGCAGCCGGAGACGGTAGTTAATCAGGCTTTCGCCATTTTTGACTTTGAGAAAATGACCATTGAGCAGTTTCTAGAGTCAGAGCTTTATATTTCGGGCACCTCGGGCGCGGTCAAATATCGCCTTTCTGATGTGCCTTACATGAAAAAACCCATTTACGCCGCGTTTGATCGACGATATCGCGCGGTGATTGTGGTCATGAGCGCACGCTCATCTAAAACCAAATCGATGCTTGAAGCCGTGACGTCGTATCGCATGGTGTATCAGCCGACCAAGATGTTATTTGTGTTTGCGACCGGCACCAAAGCCGAGTCTTACAGCCGGTCGGAATACGCCGAAATGGTGCGTCATACGCCGGCCATTAAAAAGATCAGCGGCCGCGACTCGCACGGCATACAAAACCGCCAGTATTTAAACGGTGTGTTACAAGAGTTTCGCAGTGGTACAAACGACAGCTTATCCGCCCAAGGTTATGGCGTGGTGGTGTTTCCCGATTATGACCGTTCGCCCGATGAGGGCACCGGCGCCGGTGGTAAAGAGGGTTCGAAGTTTGACCGCGGATTGATGCGGACATTATCGGAGGGCTCGACCGGCATTTGTATTGCGGAAAGCTCACCCTCAAGGGTGCCATTGCGTGATCAAGACGATTTAGAGCCGCACGAGTTGCCCCGTGCCGGTGGCATTACCGGTTTGTACAATATGGGGGATCGTCAGTGGTATTACTGGCGGTGTCCTAACATGGCCGGTGAGCACTGGATCAAGGCCGGCTTTGATTTGCTTGTTTACGACTTTGAAAACGGCATCGAGCCGCACGTTAAATGCCCTCATTGCGGCCGTGAGATTCATTTTCATGAACGCGAATCGCTTGTTGGCGACTTTATGTTTCCGCTTGAGGTGGATGAAAACGGCATTCGTGACCCTGATTTTGAGCCTATCCCGAACGATTTCGCGTCCTTTCACGCTGACGGGGTAGTGTCAGCTTGGAACAAGTGGGAACGTCTTGCGCGGGATTTTGAGAAAGCGCAAAAGCATTACAAATCGTCGGGCGACGAATCGTTATTGCAGTCGTTTACAAACACCTCGCTCGGCAAGCCTTACGTGCCGAAGCTTCGCGAAACCAATCTCACGATTGCGCAATTGATGGAGCGCTCGCACGAATACACGTCATTGCGAAAAGGCGAAGTTCCCGAGGATACCCGATTCTTGATCGCAACCGTGGACGTTCAAGGCGGCGCCAACTCGCGCTTTGATTTCCAAGTGGTCGCTGTCAATGAGCGCTTGCAGTGGATGCCAATTGATGGCGGGGAAATCCTGCTAAGTGATTACCGTTTGGACAATGGCGAGCCGCAGCGTATCCGCCCCCACGTTTACCGTGATGATTGGCGCATGATCTACGACCGGATCATGAAACACGAATACATCATTGCCGGCACGAATGGCAAAAAAACCATCATACCGGCGTTGACGTTGTGCGACTCGGGCGGCTCCGACGATGACAACGGCGAGGGGAATACCACGTTTAACGCTTATCACTTTTGGCGATGGGCGCAAACAAATGGCATCGGGCATCGTCTGATGTTGGTCAAAGGCAACCCGCGCGCGTTTCGAGAGGGCAGTCATAGCGGTTGGACAATGATCAGCCGACCCAACGCAGAAAATGACCCGAAACACCCCGCTCGGGGCGAAATTCCTTTGTTAAACCTGAATTCTAACGTGTTGAAAAACACGGTGTACACCTCCTTACAAACCGAGCACCCGCACGAAGATCAGTATTTCCGACGTCCGTCGGATGCGTGGAGCCAATTTGATTGGTACGACTCGTTATTGTCCGAACAAATCAACAAGTGGGGCAAATGGGAAAAGATACCGACCAAGTCGAACGAGAATTTCGACCATGCGCAGTATTTCTTTGCGGCTCTCCACTACATCGGCATTTTTAGCGAGGGGTGGGATTGGAACAAGCCGGAGAGTTACGCGTTACCAATCGACCGCGGCAATATCAATGTGAAAGAGCTCGGTAAACACCAACTCAAGCGCGAAGTACAGCCGCGCCGTAGACCTCAACAGACGGGAGATGATGCGGAATGGCATTGATAGATACTTACAAATCGCAATTGGCGGCTTACGAGGCGGCCGAGAAGCGCATTCTTAATGATGGTCAGTCGTTTACCAGTGAAGACGGCGAATCGCTTAGAGAGGCGAATCTTTCAACGATTGCCGAGGAAAAGAAACGGCTTCAAGCATTGATTAATAAAATGGAGGGCGGAAACCGTCCGAGGTTCCGACAATATCCGGTGGACGTATGAGTTTAAATTTCTTAGACAAAGCGATCATTGCCGTGAACCCCTCCGCGGCGCCCTACATCATTCAAAAGCGCGAGGTGGTGGCACAGTATCAAAGCGTGACGGGTAAACGCCGCGGCCGAAGAAGTACCGCGAGCGTGGCAAATCTCGAAGAAGTGGCGCAATTGCCCCTTGCTGAGCAAGCGCGTTATTACGATGAAAACTTTCCCGTATTCAAAGCGGCGAATGATGAGTTAGTGAAAAACGTGGTGTCAGATGGGATCAAGGTGAACCCGACGCCAAAAATGCTCAATGGTGAGCCGGCAACGGACGTCGCCAAACAGTTAAAAACCGCTTACAACTTATTCGCTCGTCATTTTTGCATGGATGGCCGAACCGATAAGACCGAATTCGAGCAATTGACCTTTCGCGCTTTTTGTCGAGATGGCGAGGCGTTCAACCGAATTTATAACTTTGGCGGTCATGACTTTTTAACCAATGTGCAATTGGGCTTTGAGCCGTTTGAGTGTGACCATGTGCCGGCGGATTTAACCGACCCCGCGAAGAATATTCACCGCGGTTTCAAGTTGGGCAAGTACAACCGAACCCAAGGCATTTATTACAACGCCGACCCGAAAGGATGGAGCCAAACGCCGGAATTCATCCCCAACGGTGAATTTATGCACTTTGCCAACAAAAACCGCCTTAACTCATTGCGCGGTTTTAGTCAGTTTGCCGCGTCGATGGGCGTGGTGGCGGACTCGGCCAACGTGCAGGAAGCAACGCAGCTCGCGTTAAAAGCCGCGACAAAAATCACCATGGTTCACAAGCTCGGTCAGGACACCAATATTGCCGGCTTGGGCGGTGCTGAACCGCCCCCGATGAATATCAGCTTTGCTCACTCCAACGTGCTAGAGATTGGCAAAAACGACGAAATCAAAGTGTTTGAGTCGTCGAAAGGCGTCGGCGATACCGTGCGCATTATTCAAGATTATCACCGTCAGATTGTCACCAGTGCCGGCGTGAGCTTTTCGTCAACGACGGGCATTTATGACGGCAGTTACTCCGCGCAGCGCCAAGAGTTGATTGATACATGGGCAAACTATGAAGTGTTACGAGCGCGGTTTATCGCCGCGATTGTTCGTCCTTGTTACGAAAAATTCGTCAATACGTTGTTTATTCAAAATCAAATCAAATTGCCGGCCGGCTTTGATATTTCCACGTTGTTTGATGCGGACTTTATCGGCGCGGTCATGCCTTGGATTGATCCGAAAAAAGAAGCCGAGAGTTTAGAGATTCTAATGGATATTGGCATGTTGCCGCTTGCATATGCGCTCGCTCAACGTGGCTTTGACATTACGAACATTCTTAACCAGTACCACCAAGACCGAAAACTAGCGAAGAAACTGGACTTAAGCGACTTGTTGGAGCTTAACCGGAAAGTTTCCAATGCGCAGAAAGGAGACGAGAAAAATGCCGCGTAACCAAACCACGCCGCAACGATGGTTCGATATAGTCGCCAATGCTGAAGAAAAGCCGAAAGTGTACCTTTACGGCAATATTGGCGGTTGGGATATCGATGCTTCGATGTTTGTTGAAGCGTTAAAACCTCATGCCGGTAAAGACCTCGATTTACACTTTTTATCCAGTGGCGGCAGCGTTTTCGAGGGACAGGCGATTTATTCCGCCTTAAGTGATCACGATGGCGAAATTACCGCGATTATCGACAGTGTGGCCGCGTCGATTGCGTCATTTATCCTCATGGCGTGTGACAAGATTTTCATTCGCCCTCACGCCCAAATCATGATCCACGAATGCCGCGGAGGCTTTCGCGGTACGGCCGACGAAATGCGCACCATGGCGGCGATGTACGACGAAATTAACGACTCGATGGCCGAGGCGATTTCCGCCAAGTCAGGCAAGAAAGTCGAAGACGTGCGCAATGACATGAAAACCGATTTTTGGATGCGCGGCCAAGCGGCGATTGATTACGGCATTGCTGACGGTTTTTATCAAAAAGAAAGCACCAAAGCCTCGGCGCTTTCCGCGCAAAACCCCACTCAGGAAGAGCTTGCCGCCGTGACTACGCCAAGCGCCGAGCTCTTGCAATCTTACGACGCGCCGCTTGAGCTGGTTGCCATGTACGGCACCGCCACGGCGCAAACCGACCCAATCACACCGGTTAAACCGGCTAATAACACACCGGCCGCGCCGGTAGCTCAAAAAGGTAATACTATGACTGATGAAGAAAAAGCAGCGTTTAAACAAGATATCACCGCGTCAGTGACGGTTGCAGTGATGCAAGGCGAAACGCAGCGCCGCGAGAGCATTAACGCGGCTTTTAAAGGGCATGAGCACAATGCCGGTGTGAGTGAAATTCTCGCGCAATGTCTTAATGATATGACGGTGACAGCCGAGCAGGCAAAAGACCGCTTATTGGCGGCGCTGTGCCGCGGTAAGACTGATCAACCTAACGACCCGAACGCCAATGCTAACGCCAATACTCAGCATTCACCGGCGCCGGTGGTTCAGGGTGCGAGTGACCCGAACGCGCAGCATTTGAGCCAACTTGAAGCCGCGATTCACCACAAAATGGGCGCGGAAAGTGTCGATATGGGCGAAAATAACCCGTATCGATTCCTACCGGCGACCGCCTCGCTTCGCGCTTACTTTAGCGCAACGGGCGATGTTAACGCCGCCGGCATGAAAGACACGGATTTGGTTGCCTTTGCGTTTAACAACGGATCGGGCTCTAGTGATTTGGCGCCAATCTTTGAGCGTGGCATTAAGCGCATTATTCGTGATAACGAATCGAAGTTTAAGCCGTGGATTCAAAAAGTCGTGACCCGTCAGGCGATGGATATCGGCAAAGCTAACTTGTTGCTAAAAACGCAAGACGTGAAAGCGCCGCGCGTGAAAAATGAACACGGTGAATTCACTCAAATCAAACTTGGTGCGGATAAAGAAGTGGTTTGGCTTGGTACGTCAGGCTATGAAATCCAAGTGAGCCGTGAATTGATCATGGCGGATGATTTGGGCTTTATCGGCACGGAAGTCGCGAAATACGTTCGCCGTTGCTCGATGGTGCCGCAAATCACCTTGATTGAGATGCTCAAGAAAAACGCGAACCTCGGTGATAACAAGCCTATCTTTGCTGACGAGTTTGATAATCTGGTTGAGTCGTCCGAGTTTACGCCAGAGGCCATCGATAAGATGAGCTCAAACATGAAAGACATGACCACCTCACAAGGTGAAGATCTTGGTCTGACGCCTCAAGTGTTATTGACGTCGGGCGGTACGCAAAGCAAAGCGAAAGCGTGCATTAAGGCGGAAACAATCGCCAACGTGCCAAACGTGGCGCATGAAGCGTTTGACGAGGTCATTGGCACCGGTCAGCTTGCGAAAGCTAACAAAGCGTTTGGCGTGGCCGACCCGATGAGTATCACGGGCATTGTGGAGGGCTATAACGCTCAAGCGCAAGGCGTACAGATGGAAACCAAGGAAACTTGGAAATCAGACGGCGCGACGTTCCGCATTTACATTGATTCGGTAATTCAGGTTCGCGACCGCCGCGCGTTGCAATGTTGGTCGAAAAAAGCGGCGTAACCGCTCGAGCATAGATAAATTTATCTATGTTGGCCACTTGGCCATTTAGTGTTGAATTTTACTTAAGGGCGCCTAGCGCCCTTTTTTATTGAACAAGCGAAGGAAAGAAAATTATGCAGCATGTAGCCAATGGTGTGACGTTAGCATTAATTGCCCCGACAGGCGGCGTAAAAGCCGGTGTCGCTTACATGCACGGCGAAATGTTCGTCGTGCCAACCAAAACCGCGGATGCCGGCGCCAATTTTGAAGCGTACCGCACCGGAAACTATGAAGGGTTTGAAGCTCAGTTAGCCGATGGTGTGACGCCAGATTTTGAAGGCGAAGCGGCGTATTGGATTCTGGCCGATAACAAACTGACCACGACCAAAACCACCGACAGCAAAAACAATGTGAAAGTGGGCTATTTTGCCAACCTTCACGGCTTTGATGCACTGCATTTAATCGGTGCGTGACGTTAGCAAGATCATTAACGAAAAATTCGGCGCGCCCTGGTCTATCGGGGACGCCGAAAACGTCATTGCGCAATATGGCTTTGTCGATGGCGTAGAAACCATAAAAACCCACGTCGATAATTGCGGGATTCTCGACAAAAAAACGGTTTGCGTTAATGGCGCCGGTGAACGTTTCGAGGTGACGGACAGCCGCCGCAAGTCTAAAACCATTTACATACACACCTTAGCCCCTCTAAATACCAACGCCCCGCCTAAGTGGGAAATGTCACGATGATCAACGTTTACGCCGAAGTCGAAGACGCGAAATATTTTCACCATAAAGACCTAGAGAAAGCGCTCACGCGCGCACTCAAAAAAACCTCGACATGGTTAAAGGCGGAATCCGTCCGAGTGCTTGGCCGTGAGTTAGAAATTCGCGCCGGCGCATGGCGTAAACGCATCAAAGTCAATCGCATTGATAAAGACACCGGCGGGATTTGGATCGGGATAAACGATTTGAATCTGGCGTATGTTCGCGATTACCACCAAACCGCCACCGGTGTGGTGTCGGGGGATAACTACTATCACAAAGCTTTTGCTCAGGTCATGAGCGGGAGCCGTGAGTTAATTTGGCGCCGAACAGGTGAGCGCCGCAAAGTTTCCAATCCTTACGCCAAGCGAAGCCCGAACGGGACAAGAAAATGGCGCAAATCGCCACCGGTCGAAATCGTGCGAGAAGAGATCGCCGATGAGGTGGAAGCGTACACCAAGCGAGGCGACTTAGAGCGCCGAACTATCGAATATTTTAAAGAGGCATTCATTAATGAGCTCTATGAATAACACCGGTGATTATGTTGAAGCCCTGATCCAATTCGTCACGGAAAAAGTCGAAGGGAAAGCGGTCGTTGTTGAAGAGGGCGACGAGCCGGAAAACCCGACCACGCCGCTCATTATTGTGTCAATGCCTAAGATTTTAGAAACCGGATGGTCTGACGATGGCCGTCATGAGGACGTGCTCGGCGTGACACTTGTCGCTAAGGTGCCGAAAAGCATTGATAAGCCTAACGTGACCGCTGTTAATACTGGCGGATTTCTTCGTTATCTCTTGGCAGATAGAGAGATAAACAGCGGCTTTGTGGATTACAACAATATCGATTTGCCGGCCGACGTGGAAGGGGACTCGGTATTGTGGAAAGAGCGCGACAAGGCCGCCAAAGCGAACTTTTTCGGTTACATGATCACGTTTATTCAAACCGTGCGGTATGGGACGGAAGAAAATCCCGCATTCGTTTTGCCCGAAAGTGAAATTAAAGATTTGGCCGGTTAACCGAGGCGGTTTTATGTATGAAAAAATTCAAGAGTTTGAAAACCGTCTCGATCGTTTAGAGCGCAAGATCAGGAATTTAGTTCGAGTGGGGAACGTTAAGGCGTTGCAAGGGCGCCATGTGGTGATTGATTACGAACCGGACACGGACAACGATTATTATTCGTCGCCAATCCCTTGGTTGCCTATTTTTGCCGGCGACGTGCTTCAGTGGCGCGCGCCAACAATAGGCGAAACAATGATTGTGATTAACTTATCCGGCGGCGAGACGGAATCCGACTCGATAGCCTTGCCGGCCATGTATTGCGATGCGTTCCAACCGGACGATCTCGACCCGCTCAAAACCTACACCCGTTTTTTAGATGTGTTTCGCGTTGAAACCGACAGCGAAGGTAATCACCGCCTATTTGCGAAAAACTCGATTGAGTTTGTCACCAAAACATTCTCGGTTAACGCCTCTGACTCGGTCAACGTTCAAACCGCCACTTACAACCGCACGGCCGTTTCGGCAAATACAGACGGCAAGCATACGCAGACCGGACAAACCACCATCAAAGGCAATACGGACATTAAAGGCAATCTTGATGTGAGCATTAGCATTAAGACGCCGGCCATTGCCAGTTATGCCGCGGGGGCGTTTTCCATGAATGCCGGCGGGGCGACCATTAGTAACGCGAAAATTACCTCGTGTCGCGTCAACGGTGAGGTTGTCGAGGGACACACGCACACCGATTCAATGGGCGGCGATACAAGCCCGTTTTAATCGAATCCTTTCTCTAACGCACAGAGAGCAATGAAATGAAACTTTCCGACCTTACCGACGGCGAGCGATTCAAAATCGCGCGCAGCGGCCAAACGGGGCGGCTCATTGGCGTATTTGGCAAGAAATATCGCCGTGTTGTTGTCCTTGATGAATATCCCGACCGATTAACCAATTTTAATATGCAAATTGCCGTGCAGCGTTTGTAAGCCGATTTAAGGGGGCGTGATGCGTGGAATTGACCCACACACTGGTTTAACCGTGTCCGGTGCCGACCAAGCCAAACAGCGAATCATTAAAGCCATAACTACCGAGTTAGGAACCCGAAAAAAACGCCGTGACGTGGGCGGGAAAGTTCGGGCGCTTTTTGGTCTGACGACGCGCCGCAATCAGTTACTTATCGTTAACCGCATTTATCGCATGTTTGCCAATCCCGCCAATGATTTGCTTGATATTGAGCCGACGCATGTCTCAGTCGATATCATCAACGCCGGCTTTCGCATTGTGATTAAGTTTACCTATAACAACCAACAAGAGACTTTGACCTATGACAACGCCTAGCATTTTGGTGGTTGAGCCGTTTGAAACGATGCGCGAGCGCTTTATTAACGAGTCATTTTACCCTTACGCAAAGGCGCAAGTGGGTGAAGATATGGCGCAACAGCTTACACGCGCGCTACGCAGTCCCAATGAAGCCGCGGCGATTTTGCTCGATGTGTTCATCATTTTTCGTCAAGCCGAAGTTCGTCGAGATAATCATAAAGCCTTACAGCAATTTTCAAAAACGGCCACGGAAACCGATGCCATTGATTTAATCATCGGTAAATATGGCATGGAGCGACAAGTTATCGAGCCGGCCGACCCGAACGCCTTTCCGCCCAAAGAAGCGGTAATGGAAAGTAACGAATCGGTGTTACTTCGTTATTCTCTTGCCCCGTTTGGTTTATCGACCACGGGCACCCGCACCGGCTATGAGTTTCATGCGCTGACTTTGGGCGCGCGCCCTTTGATCGCCGTTGAAGTGATTTCGGAAACGGAAATTATACAGCGTTACAAGTTCCAAAGTACCGACGGAATCCGCCGCCCGAAAAGCGCCATTGCGCGCATGATTGAAAAGAATTCGGGCAAGGTTGAAATTCGCATTCTTTCGTTTGACGGCGACGGCGTGGCCGATGCGTCATTAATTGCGGCGGTGAACGATTACTTAAACCGCCCTGATATCGCGCAAGAGACAGACGAAATCACCGTAAAAAGTGCCGATATCATTCGTTATGAAATTGAAATCGAAGTCACGGAAATTTCCGAGCCTAACAAGTTGGTGGATAAGACGGCCTTAGATAAAGCTTTGGACGATTACGCCGCCGAACAACACAAGCTTAATGGTGAAATCAAGCGCTCTCGCTTGGATCAAATTTCACACAATTTCAAAGCGCATGACGTGAAAATTATCAAGCCGGAAACCGACATTGATTGCCAATGGTTCGAGGCGCCATTTTGTACGGGGATAGTATCCAATGTCCGACCTCATTCATTCTAAAACACTACTCAACGACAATCAGACGGATTTTGAGTTTGCCTTTGAGCAGTCCCTAAAAAAATTGGCCGAGAATGAAGATATTTACGAATGGTTGACCGACCCAAAAAAAACCGATGCGGCGTTGCTCGATATCATGGCCGAGGAGGCCGGCGTGGTGGATTGGTTCGGCTCGGACTTAGAGTCTGCAAAACGAGACTCTATTGAGCAAGCCACGTTTATTCATCAAAAGTCAGGGACTCGTGAAGGTTTAAAACAAGCGCTCTCGGCGTTGGGATTCATTGCAACCGTGGAAAAAGGCGCAAAGCCGTATTCTTTGTTGATTGAGGGCTATATCAAAGACAAGCCTTTTTCCGTTGATATCTCCAAACGAGTCAATGCAAGGGTAAGCAGTTACAAATCCGAGCGCGATTCTTTCGATATTGTCTTAAGCATTGGCCGCGTAAGTAATAAATATCATGGCGCTTTACTCCAACAATCCAAAATTAAACGCGTTCAAGCTGCCGAGCTTGTGCCCCCGTTTTTCAGTACAACCAAGCAATTGGCGAAGGTTGTTTATTCAGTTAAAACAGTGAGAATCAATCATGGCTAATCAGAAAACTGATTTACGTTGCTACCTGACCAATGCAGGGATAGCGGCGGAAAATAACGCCATTGCTCTCGGTCGAAAATTGCCCATCAAAGAAATGGTCTTTGGTAGCGGACTTTTGCCCGATGGTGATGACCCTCGCCAACAAACCGCGCTCATTAAAGAAGAGCTCGCCGTCCCTTGTGCGATGGTGACGCATGATGATAACCCAACGCTTTTAACCTTTAAGGGCGATATTCCGGTTGACCAAGGGGGATTTCATATCAATGAGGTCGCCATTCGTCTCGAAGACGGCACTCTCTACAATTACGCTCGAAGTACAGGTGACTATAAACCAACACCGGAGCAAGGCGCGACGGAATCCATACGATACGTGGTGGATATGTACACCAATAACGCGGGGACGCTTGAATGCAAAGTCGATTTGTCAGGTGTATATGCGGACTATGAAGACCTTGAAAAGTGTGTGAAAAAATCGGACGCCGCCACAAATGCTGACATTGATAATGAATCAGTTGCACCAAAGCACGTAAACCTGCCAGAGCTGTGGCGCGCCTTTAAAAAAGCAATGGTAAGGACATCAACGCCACAAGAAAACCCGAACACGTTGTTGGAGTCAGGGGCGTATCGTGTAGAGCCACACGACAATAATCCAACGCCTGACCATTTCTATTCGTATATAGTGTTTGGTAATGGGATCAATGTCATTGGTCAAATTGCTATTAGCGTTAGCAGCTTAAAAGCATATACAAGGACTTACAACACGGGGTGGACAGATTGGACGGCGTTGTACTCTTCAGTTAATAAACCGACTAAAAGTGATGTGGGGTTGGATAAAGTCGAGAACTACGAAGCAACCTCGTCCATCACTGACGGAAGTACGACTAAATATCTTTTAGCGAAAGCGGCAAAGGTCTTAAATGACAAATTAACAACAGGTTTCACCTTATCTGACGCAGGGAATGGTTATATCAAATTCCCCGACTTTTTAGGTGGATTTATCATTCAGTGGGGCAAAAGAACAGATAGTACTATAACGGGCAGTGTGAGTTTTCCCATTACGTTTCCTGATCTTGCCTACACGGTTATTGGAACAAGTACCTTTGATAATGGCTCGATTGCTGTGATGAACATTGGTGCAGTAGGGTTTTCATACTCTCAGCTACATGGTGGGCAAAATGGTGCTGGCCCGTTTAACTGGATAGCGATAGGAAAGTAAAATGGTTGATAGATACTTTTTTTCACCAAGTTTAAAGTCAGCATATGATGCAAATTTCAAAAGTACATATGTGAGAAAGAACTCTTGGCCTAATGATGCGATAGCTATTTCAGATGAGGTGTATGCTGAGTTTTTTAGAAGCCCCTCACCGCCAGCAGGTAAGGAAATTGGGAGTGATGAAAATGGTCTGCCTGTATGGGTGAGCCAAGCTCCTCCATCATTGGGTTTTGCAATAGAATCAGAAACCCAATGGCGTGATGGAGAACTTGCCAAAGTTTTAAATCGAATTGATCAATACGAGAAAGATCAAAGCTATCCAGAAAGTCTCAGGACATCCCCCATTAAAACCAATGAAGATTTTCTCATGTTGCTCAACGATAGAAAATTGTTGAGTGACTACCCTGAATCCCAAGATTTTCCTACTGGTGAGCGTCCGATTCTTTCCGGCTTAGCCACCTAATCTTGTTTAATTAACCACAAGCCGCCGCCCTCAGGCGGTTTTTTTGTTCCTAAAGGAAATGTGATGACCACGAAAAAACAGACCGCCGCGAAGTCGAAAACCGACCCGAACGCGCCGCGCGAATACCTCGTGCTTAAAAACTTTAAATTTCTAGGAATTCGTCACCTAAAAGATAGCACCGCGACGTTGATGCCATCTCAAGCGGCGTATTTCCTCCATAACGGCAAACTTGGAGAGCCTAAATAATGACGACTGAATCAACCCAAGTACACAACGGGATCACCGTTGAAACGTCAAAGCCGCTTGATCCAATGGTGGTTAACCCGAATCAAATCGGGGCACTACTTTTTCCTGAGAAAAACAAACAAGACGGCGTTCAATACAATGAGCCGATTGAGTTGTACACCGTTGATGATTTGGTGAAGCTTGACCCGACCGGTATCGGTTATTTCAATGCGCGCTACTTTTTGGAAGAAACCAAAAACAAATTGACGGTTATTCTTTGTGAGCACGACGCCGACCCTGTAGAGCAAGCGAAAAAGCTTGTCGGTGGCATTGACGCGAGCGACGGCGATAAAACCGGCATTCTCGCCTTTGAGAAATGCAACTTTGATCCGACTCAGGTTGCCGTTATCGGGGGTAAGGGCGTCTCGATTGTTAACCAGTTACAAACCTACGCGCTTGATTCGCGCTGCATGGCGTGGACAGACGCGACCGACACGACGACCCAAGATGCAATGAATTTTGGCGGCACGATCAATTCGAGCCATGTTTGGGCGGTGGATAACAGCGGCGACCGCTATTCGCATCAAATTTCACCGGCAGTGATTGGCATGGCGGCCGCGTGTAAAGTGAAACCATGGGAAACCCCGAACGGGGCAAAAGTACCGGTTGACCGTATCAGCCGCCCAATTGGTTATCGTGTGACAAAGCAAAATTGTGAGGGCGTGGAGCTCAACAAAAAGGGTATTGCTTGTGTCGTAAAAGATCCTCACGGCGGCTATATGTTTCTTGGCACCCGCACCAGTTCGGGCGATTTTGGTAACGTCATTGCGGCGGAAAACATGCTTTTGCGTGAAATTACTAAAGCTCACCGCGAAACCATGAGTAAAAACCTCAACGTTTCGTTTTTCAAATCCAAAATTGCCGCGCTTAACGATTGGGCGTCAACACTCGTTGCTGACGAAGCGGTGATTGGTATGCGCATTTATTTGCACCAGACGCGCAACACACGTTCGCGTTATGAGAATGGTGAATGGGTATTGGTGATTGAATGGGGCGCTTACCGTCCAAATGAGCATTCCATCGTTGAGTTAAATCAGTCGGGCGAGATTGTCGAAAACTTCGTCGAAAACATTAAAAGCACGTTTAAGTAAGGGTTCACAATGACAGATAGAGTTTATCATTCTCAGGTGTTGCAGCTAAACGATATCACCATGCCGCGCGGTGTGGTGGAGTTTGCCGAGCCAACTTACAACCCCATCTATGAAGATGTGGACGGCACATTTATCGCGGACGCGGTAGTGGTGGGCTTTGAGCGTGTTGAGGGCAGCGTAAAAATCAAAGGCGTCGGCGCGAGTATCGCTAAGCGCGCAATTAAAAACGGCGCGAGCAATATTATGATCTTTAGTTCCAATGGTACGGATAAAGGCGTGCGAGTGGACAAAGAACACGTAATTACGGCGCAAGTTCGCGCCGAGTGGACACCGCACAAAATCAAAGAGCGTCAAGAGCTCACGCTTCATTACATCGTCAGCAAGCACCGCTTTGTCGATGCCGGCGACGTGATCACCGACGTAGATATCAAAACCGGTCGTTACCTGATTAACGGCGAAGAATTCAACGTTTAATTCCTTTCCTACTCACTCAGAGAGGGCGTTTTTCGCCCTCTTTTTTTTTGGACTTATCGCCATGAAATCACTTAGCGCCCCGATTACAAAAAGTTACTTGCAGTATTTACACACGCTTTCCGAGCCCGTTGAAATCGAACTTAGCGACGACAAAACCGAAACCCGCGACAGCATCATTATTAAGCCGTTCGATGTAGAGAAAAACATTAAAATCTTGCCAAGTGGTGACAAGCTCAGCTACGACGATCAAATTAACATTGCGTCGGCGTGTACCGGTTGGAAAAAAGACGAGCTCGAAGAGCTTACGACGCAAGATTGGTTAGTGGTGGTCGGTAAGTCTCACGACTACTACACAAAAACGAGCTATGAGCTAGAGCTTAACGAACAGCTTGCCGTTGTTAATGCCGCCGGCGAAAAGGCAGAGGCAGAAGCCAAAGACGCGAAAGCGCTACAGGCGGCGCGCCTCAAGCATGATAAAAAAGTGGAGGCTATGACGGAAGCCTATCAATTGGACGCCTCAAAAAAAACCGTTCGATTGCATTTCGCTAATGATCAGGTCGTGACATTAAAACCGCCAAAACTGAAAGTTTCCCGACTCGCGGAAGATACGTACCCAAACATCATTGAGCAGCGTTTATTCATCTTAAGCAACATCACCGACCTTTCGGAAACGGAATTGCGCGCAATGCCTTTGCCGGATTACCGTTCTTTAAATGAAGTGGTACACCATTTTTTGCACACACCGGCGGACTCTTAAAGCCGGAATCTATTGAGCGCATTATCGACGTCGCGCTATTGCGGGGGATTCCCGAGCAGGACGTTTTGAACTGGACAACTGAAAGCGCGCTGCGACGTTTCGACATGTTACTTTCTCAGAGTGGAGTAAATCGCCGTGGATAGAAAAATTTCGCTCAATATCACCGCGGCCGCTGATGGCGCGGTGAAAGAGATAAAAAAGATCACCGCCGCCCAAGACGGGCTAAAAAAATCCGCAAGCGCCTTGCAAGATGAGCTCAGAGAGGCCAATCGCGCCGCCAAGGACATAGCAGGGCATAAAACACTGCAAAACGCTCACCGGCTCACTCAGAGCGAAATCGAGCACACCAAAAAACAATTGGTTGCCCTTGCGGACAAGCAAAAACAAAACATTCAGCTTACACAAGCCGAATCGGTCAAATTGGCGCAACACAAAAACGTTCTTGAGAATTTGAACGCCAAAAAATCTCAAGGCTTAACGCTGACCCTTTCGGAGCAAAACCGCCTCATCAAATCCAAGGCGGTTGTTTCTGAACTGACCGAAAAGAAAAGCTCGCTGTATAAGCTGACCGCGAAAGAGCAAAAGCAAGTCATTAGCTTAACCAAGCGCATGGATAAGCTCACCGCGCAAGAAAAGCAACAGAATACCGAATTAACCAAGCAAGCGGCCAAGCTCGATAAAGCCGGCGTGAATACGCGCAATCTTTCGATGGCAAAAGACATTGCCAATCGTAAAGCGCAAAAAGCCGCGCAATTATTGGAGCGTGAAAACCGCTTGCTTGATCGTTCTAACAAGCTGCAAGCCAAGCGAAAAGATATGCTTGGCTCGATGCCTGATGCCAACCTTACCGCCGGCGTTTTGTTGGCCGGTGGTGCGGTGGCCGGTCGTCAGTCCATGACAAACCAATCAGATTTTATTGACGTCCAAAAAACCCTAAAGGCGGTCGATGAAAACGGCAATAGCCGGCAAATCAGCGAGGCGGAAACCGCCAAGGCGCGCGCCGACTTGAACGCGATTGCGGTCGATATGGCGGGGGTGAGTCAGTCGGATGTAATGAAAATCGCCGCCGGTGGTTCGCGAGGCGGGATCACGATTGATAAATTGCCGGAGTTTGTCCGCAATACCATCATGACCTCGACCGCGTGGGACATGACCGCGGAAGACGCGGCCAAGAAAGGCGCCGATTTGCGTAACTCGCTCGGTTACAAAGACGACGTATCCACCAAGGGCGTGGATGAAGGCATGATCAAATACATGCGCATGGCAAACCAAATCAACACGATTGCCAACGATACGGATAACGTCGAGGCGCGGGATTTACTCGGGGTAATGAGCCGCCAAGGGGCAACGCTCATCAACTCCGGTTTTAGTAATGACCAAGCGCTTGCGCTCTCCGGCGGCCTTTTGTCTAAGGGCGCGACCGAAGAACAGGCCGCCACCGCGGCGAAAAACATTTCGAAAGCATTAACTCGCGGATTCTCCGCCAGTGATGCTCAAAAAGACGTGTTTCGCATGATTGGCATGAGTGCCGGCACGGTGGCGCAATCGACGCAAGACGACGCAATGGGCACCTTGCTCGATGTGTTGGACGGCGTCAAAGACCTAAACGCCGAAGACCAAGCCGCTGCGCTGAATGTGCTTTTCGGTGATGAAGCCGTGGGGCATGTTCAAAAGCTTTTAAATGATACCGATTCGCTAAGAGCGATTGAGTTACGCGCCCAAAAAGCCCGAAACGATTCGGTTAAAGCGGAATATGAACTTGTGGCAAGTTCCAACGCGGCCAAGTACGAAGAAACCGCCAACGCCTTAAACAATTTCGCCATTGTCATGGGGGATCGCCTTTTGCCGATTGTTGAGCCGTTACGAGCCGGCTTAACGGACGGCGTTATGGCGCTAACCGAATTCATGGCGGCGAATGAATGGGCGGGAACCGCCATTGCGACCGCCTCGGCGGCTGTGGTGGGGGGGATCGCGGTTTATAAAGCCTATCACGCGCTTAAATTTGCCAAGGGCTTGATTGGTATTGCCAAGGAAACCGCGGCACTCAATAAGGCCGCCAACGCGCGCGAGCGTTACACCCGTTCATTAAATCGTGAAGCCGTTGCCAATGAAAGCGGAGGGCGTCGAGGTGGCCGCGGTGGTCGCCGTCGTGGTCGTCGTGGCCGTGGTCGGGGTTTGTTGAAAGTCGGAACGGGATTGCTTGCCGGTGGTTTTGCGAGCTCAGCGTTTGCCGGTGATTCTATGGATGTGGCCGCCGATGGTGTGGGCGCTGTGGGGGATTTACTCGAAAACGCCCCGAAAGCCGGCGGCATGGTGAAAGGGTTAGCAAAAGGTGTTAGGCCGCTCGCCATGATTATGGATGGCGTCAGCGCTGCGGGGAGCTTAATCGACGGGGATTATCGCAGCGCGGCCGAAACGGGCGGCGGTTTCCTCGGTGGTATGGGCGGCGCCGCCGCGGGGGCGGCATTAGGCACAATGATATTCCCAGGCGTGGGAACCGCGGTCGGCGCGGGGCTTGGTGGTTTGCTTGGAGACAATCTCGGCGCGGACTTATTCGCCGGCGCGTTTGATTGGTTTTCCTCCGAAGAGGTGCCCGACCATTCAGAGCAAATCATGATTGCTCAACAAAAAGAAGCGACCGCAAGACAAACGCCAGCAAGAAACGAGACGTTTGCCCCGCAAGTCATTTTGCAAGGGGGCGCAAGCTCAGAGCAAGACATGGAACTGCTTTTAGCCACATTGCGCGAGAAGTGGGACGAGTGGAACGCCGAGCGTGACGCCGAATTGAATCAAGATCTTAAACATTCAATGGTGAGCTAATGAGTGAGCTTTTATTGATTGACGATCACATCTTTAACCCTGTGACCTCTCGAAACCCTGTAGAGGGTATCGAGAGGACAACAGACGGCGGCTGGACAACGGTTGATACCATTCAGAACCCCAAACAAATCAAAAGCGCTCGCAAGCTCGATACGGGAAAAATTGATGTAGTGGCGTATAAGGGCGATGGCATGGAAGAGGCGCGCGCGCTTCGATTGATGGCTGATACCGATCAGCCCGTCATGATCACGCTTGGAACGGGAGAAAGTTGGGGGCAATGGACGATTAAAACCGTAACGACCAAGTACACCAAAATTAAAGAGCGGGGCATTTCTCAAGTGTTGAAAATTTCAATTTCAATAGAGGAGTATCGCCAGAATGCGCATTCAAGCACAAGGTAACGACACGGTAAACGACTTGCTTTTTCGTGAGTTAGGCACCGACGATGACCAAACCGAAGAGGCGTTTTATTTGTTAAATCCGACGATTAACACGCCGTTTCTTGAGCCGTTGCAATGGGTGAACCTACCCGAAAAACAAACCCCGTCGGAAACCGCCGACGATAAGCATGTGATCGAGGTGTGGGAATGATTGAACTTTCGGGCGTTTCCGCCGCGGTCATTATGGAAAACTTGATCCGGTGGCGCCTTTCTGATGAAAGCGGCATGAGTGCCGACCGGCTTTCCCTCACGATTAACGCCGATGACATGAAATCACCGCCTTTAAAGGGCGGGGATGAAATCAAGGTGATATTAGGGGGAGAGAAACGAGGGGCGTTTAAGGCTTCGACGGTGTCGCTTAGCTTAAAGCCGGCGCGTGAGTGGGTAATTCAACTCTCGCCGGCTACGTTTCAACGTACCGACCCGCAAGGATGGCGAGAAAAACGCAAACGCACCTTTCCACCGGCCACGGTGGGCGATGTGGTGAAATCGGTCATGGTCAAACATGGCTACACCGTCCGAGTTGAGCCGGCACTCGCCGCCCTGCCAACCGATCACCTCAACCAAAACGAAGAAACCGACAAAGCATTTATTAGCCGCTTGGCGGAGGAATTCGACGCTATCGCCAAGCCAATCAATGGTTTGTTTGTCTTTGGCACCAAAGGCAGCTTACAAAGTTTGTCAGGGGAAGCAAAAAAGCCGGTCACAATCACGCTTGATGATTTGAAAACCGGCACCGTGGACTTTCCGACCGATGATAATTTTAAAGGAGTGAAAGCCAGTTGGAGAGAATCGGCGACGGGGCGAAATGGCGAAACCGTTATTGGTGGCGCCCCTTTTAGCCGCATGAAACAAACTTTTGCCAATGAAGCCGAGGCCGAGCGCAAAGCCGAGGCGGAATTAAAAAAAATATCCCGACATGGGCAAGTGTTCACCGGCTCGCTGAAAGGGCGCGCCGGCTTCTTTGCTGAATCGGTTTTAACCTTTGATGAGCCCGACGAAACGTTATTACTTGGCGCTTGGTCGCTCGATAAGGTGACGCATTCAGGAACGCGAACGGCGCACACCATACAATTCACAGCAACGAGGCCGAAAGGCTAAACAGATGGAGGGGGCGAAAGCCTCTTTTTTTATGGCTAAAACTCGACTTTTTATTGGCGTTTTAATCGGAGTTATCGCGGCTTTTTACGTGGCTAGAGGGGAAAAGTTAACCGCAACACTGGGAGGAATTACAGCATTTATGAGCGCAGTTTCTATCAATGAATGGGGCGTGATTGTGGGCATGGTTTCGGTGCCGATCTCGCTAGGCTTACAGTTCTATTTTAAGAAAAAAGATAGTGATGCGTTTCAAAAGGCGCTAGAGGGTGGCTTATCGCCGGAAATGGCTTTGAAAGCTAAGGATTCGAGCCTATGAGTCGCTTAAAAAAA